TCTTTTACCACTCATGCCATTTATCCCGGAGTCTCGTTTGTCCACTCTGGCTTCTCTAAGTGACATGCTGTTTCTTAGTCAGGCGAGCATTGTAGGGCTATACTTTGGCGCTACAGCGTATATGGCAAAACGATGAGCATACTTGGATCAATCATAGGCCCAGCGACTCAGCTGCTAGATAAAGTAATTGAGGACAAAGACGAAAAGAATCGTATCGCCTTTGAGTTGAGCACTCTTGCAGAACGCCATGCCAATGAGTTAGCCAAGGGGCAGCTAGAAGTCAACAAGGTAGAGGCTGCACATAAGTCGTTATTTGTTGCCGGGTGGCGTCCTAGCATCGGTTGGTGCTGTAGCTTGGGCCTTCTGTATCATGTACTGATAGCGCCGATTGCAGGAATCTGGGTAGAAGTTCCAGAGATAGACCCATCGCTATTGATGACCACTATGACCGGGATGCTCGGTTTAGGCGCTATGAGAAGCTACGAGAAGACCAGAGGCGTGAGCAGGGAGAAGTGAATGTCAAATCAGTTGATTGATATGCTTAAACGGCACGAAGGCGTGCGAAGTCATGTGTACCTGTGCTCCGCTGGTTACGAAACCATTGCAGTTGGCAGAAATATAGCCGAGTCAGGTTTGGGCTTGTCTGAAGATGAGATTGAGTATCTGCTCAACAACGATATAAAGCGTGTGCGAGAGGAGCTTGAAGATAGTTACTTTTGGTTCGCCGCACTTAATGAAGCGCGACAAGACGCCATGATTGACATTTGTTTCAACCTTGGCCTCACGCGATTGCGAGGATTTGTTAACGCCTTGGAGGCGATGTCTCGCGAACAGTTTGATATTGCAGCAGATGAGTTCATGGACTCGCGTTGGAGTCAGCAAGTAGGCAACCGTGCTGTTGAGGTGACTGAGATGATCCGCACAGGGGAGTATCAGTAATGGCTTTGCAAAAGTTTATTTTCAACCCTGGCATCAACAAAGAAGGCACCGACTACACTGCAGAAGGCGGGTGGTTTGACGGCAACTTGGTGCGGTTTCGGAAAGGTTTGCCAGAGAAGATAGGCGGTTGGCAGAAGTACATTCAAGCCTCATACGAAGGCACTGGTCGAAAACTACATGGCTGGGTTGATCTTGATGGCACTAAGCTGTTGGGGCTTGGCACACGTTTTAAACTGTACATACAAGAAGGTGCAAGCTACAACGACATTACGCCCATACGAAGCACAACAGGTGCAGGCGACGTTACGTTTGCTGCAACCGATGGATCAAGCACGATAACTGTAACCGATACAGCCCATGGCGCAGCAGAAGGAGACTTTGTTACCTTCTCTGGCGCAGCGACTCTTGGCGGCAACATCACAGCTGCGGTCTTAAACCAAGAATATCAAATCGCATCTGTGCCAAGCACAAGCACGTTTACCATCACCGCCAAAGACACGAGCGGCACAGAGGTCACCGCAAACAGCAGTGATAGCGGCAACGGTGGCAGCAGTGTAGTTGGAACCTATCAAATCAACTCTGGTCTAGATGTGTTTGTAGATGGCACAGGCTGGGGTGTAGGCGCGTGGTCATCTGGAGCGTGGGGATCGACTACGTCTTTGGGCGACACAAACCAGCTACGCCTGTGGTCAATGGATAACTTTGGTGAAGACTTAATATCTAATCCTCGCGCAGGAAGCATTTATTACTGGGACAAAACAGATGGTCTTAGCACCAGGGCTGTAGCTTTGTCAGGAATCAGTGGCGCAAACCTAGTACCTACGAAGGGACTGCAGGTCATAGTCTCTGACATCGACAGGCACGTTCTTGTGCTTGGTGCTGACCCTATCAATGCAGCAGGCACAGCAAGAACTGGTTCGATTGATCCCTTGTTGATTGCTTTTTCTGACCAAGAAAATGCCACTGAGTTTGAGCCTAAGTCTACCAACACCGCTGGATCACTGAGATGCTCTGCAGGCAGCGAGATCATAGGCGGATTGCGAGCTAGACAAGAAACCTTGATATGGACAGATGTTGCGCTCTATAGCCTGCAGTTTATCGGGCCACCTTTGACCTTCGGTTTGAACCTGATCAACGAGGGCGTCAGCTTGATTGGCCCAAATGGTGCCGTGAACACACCAGCTGGCGTCTTTTGGATGGACAAGAAAGGCTTCTATTCATATGGAGGCAGCGTTACACCGCTACCGTGTTCTGTGAAGTCATACGTTTTTGATGACTTCAACGAAGGGCAGGCATTTCAAGTGTTTGCTTTCTTGAACAAGCAGTTTAATGAGGTGGGTTGGTTCTACTGTTCTGCTGCTTCAACAAGCATTGATAGGTTTGTTGCGTACAACTACCAAGAACAAACGTGGAACATTGGCCAACTGTCTAGAACTGCATGGCTTGATGAAGGCATTGTTGCTTTTCCAAGGGCTGCAGGCAAATCAAGCTCTACAAACTATCTGTATCAACATGAAACTGGTCACGATGATGACGGTAGTCCCATGACCAACGTGTTCATAGAATCTGCTGACTTTGACATAGGCGATGGCGAAGAGTTTCAGTTCATACGCCGTTGCATACCTGATATCAAGTTCACGGGTTCAGGTGAGAACCAGACCATCAACGTGGTTTTGAAAGCGCGCAACTTCCCCGGTAGTGACTTGACCACCGATCAAACTACAGCAATCACAAGCTCAACCACCAAGGTCGATACTCGAGCGCGTGGCCGTCAAGCAGTCGTGCGCTTTGAATCTGATGATGATGCAGTCACCGATTCACAGTTAGGTGTTGGTTTCAGAGTGGGTGGAACGCGCCTTGACATACAACCCAACGGTAGACGATGAGCAAGTTACTGCGAGGTAGATTACCGCTCATCAACAATGGTGCTGCTGTTGATGGCAATACGTTCAACAGAACAGTGCGCTTGCTTGAACTGAGTTTGGATGCCTTTGATCCAGACGCTACACCACAGTTCACGCGAGAGAAAAGAGACACTTTGAAATTCAACACAGGTGATTTAATCTGGAACACAACTATCAACACTTTACAAGTGTTTGATGGCAACAACTGGATTAGTTTGTCTCAGGAATTACCGTACACAACTGATCCCCTTGAAGCTCAAGGTCAGGTTGGTTCTGTTCAGGTGATAAATGCAGGAGCAATAGTAGTGAGTGTAGGTTCATGACAAAACTATGCCCAAGAGGTAAGGCTGCAGCTAAGCGCAAGTTCAAGGTATACCCGTCAGCGTATGCAAACGCTTACGCCAGCAAGATTTGCGCAGGGAAAATCAAAGATCCATCTGGCGTGAAGCGCAAAGATTTCAAAGGCCCAAAGCCAAAAGATATGAATGCAGGTGGCTTTGTGGCTAAACGTGCTCGCTTGATAGATCCCAAGGGTTTCAGCGGCATGATGCCCAGTAAACGTGGGAGAACGAGACTCTCATGAGCCTGAAAGAGTGGTTTGGCAAAGGCCCAAAAGGTGATTGGGTAGATATTGGGGCACCGAAGAAAGGCGGTAAGTTCCAAAAGTGTGGCCGTGCCAAGGCGTCAGGATCAAAGCGCAAGTATCCAAAGTGCGTGCCGAGGTCAAAAGCGAAGTCTATGACCGAGGGTGAGCGACGTAGTGCTGTTGCGCGCAAGCGTGCAAAGCCACAAGGCGTGGGCGGCAAGCCAACAAATGTGAAGACATTTACATCGCCTGCTTCTGCGAAGGGCCGTCGTATTGTAAAGAAAGCAGATGGTGGCGAAGTTCGCCGTAATCACCGTGGCTGTGGGGCTGTTATGTCTGATCGACGCAAGCGAACAAGGTACTCCTGATGTTTAGACGATACGCAGAAGAGTTCAACGGCGGTGGTGAAGTCAAGAAACGACGCCGCGACAAGATGCCAAAGCGCAATAAAAAGAACTTTCGCCCTACAAAACAAGGCGCTGGCATGACAGAAGCTGGTGTAAAAGCGTATCGCAAAGCTAATCCTGGTAGTAAACTCCAGACTGCTGTGACGGAGGACAAGCCTACAGGTAAGCGTGCAGCGCGCAGAAAGTCTTTTTGCGCACGATCTGCAGGGCAAATGAAGAAGTTTCCAAAAGCAGCAAAAGATCCTAACTCTAGGCTAAGACAAGCCAGACGGCGATGGAAGTGTTAAGCAGGTGAGTAACTGATATGGGAAAAAAACCAGAGTCGAGCAAAGAAATAAGCCGCTTGCAAACCAAAGGTAGGGCGCGGGCTTCTGACATATTATCTGATGATGCTAGATTTAAAAGATTTCCTGATTCTCCACTAGCCACAAAAGATCCTAGGTTTAGTCAAACATCATCTTTTTTAGGTGGCTGAACCTGCCGTAGACCGAGGAAGGATAAGTGATCCTTTTGATATTGAAGCAGAGAATGCATTGCTTCTTGCTGAGCTTGTTGAGCGAGCTAACGAAATGAGATTTGAGCGGCGAGACGAAATGGATGATGCGTTCAAAGATTTTGAACTAGATCAAGCGATTCGTCGTGGCCCGTTTCAGATAGAGAATTACGATGACATTATTGGCGACGATAAAATGCTGGAGATTGCAGCAGATAATCGCGATAGAGGTTTTTCAAATGAAGACCTGCTTGTTTCTCGCAGCATGCCCAGAGGAATACTAAGTCTTAGCGATCTTCGGGATATTCAAGACTCCATTGGCGACAACGTCATGATGACCATGGCAGATGGTGGCATCGCAAGCTTACCTATGCAAATGAGTGATGGAGGCATGCCCGGAGGAATGGATTTGTATGGCGGAACGGCTGCTTCTGAACCAACTGGTATGCAAAAATTTGGAAGTATGATGTCGGATTTAGGCGGCAGATTAACAGGATTTTCCTCTGCATTAGCTGGCGGCTCATCACCTCAAACTCCTGCTGATCTTGAAAACATGTCCAAAGAAGAACTGATTGCCTTAATTATGAAAAGTAGAGGAGGCATGAAGTCAAATCCAAGCGCAGGAAGAGATCCCAATAAGAGTTCATCTGATGAGTCAAAAATTGGGCAGATTGCTAAAGCGTTGACTATGGCTGGAGGCATGCAAGACGGTGGATTAGCTGCTCTTGCAGAAGGCGGGGATGTTAATTTTCCTCGCATGAACGGCCCAATATCTGGCCCTGGTACTGAGACATCTGATGATATTCCTGCAATGCTTAGCGATGGTGAGTTTGTTGTAAACGCTAAAGCAGTTCGTGGCGTCGGTAAATTAAACGGCGCTGGTAAATCAAAAGCAGAACAACGCCGTGAGGGCGCTCGCATGATGTATGCCCTACAGAAGGCAGGCGAGCAAGCGATGAGGAAAGCTTAGCCATGGTTATGAATCTTTTACAAAGCAGCACAGTACAAACTGATGATACTCTGCCTGTAGTTCTACCTCGCGCAGGGCAAACGTATGCCGATCCAGCGATGGAGTTGGCAACTAGAAATATTCTAGCTACATACTTTGGTGACCCATCCCAAGGCAACTTGGGCATGATGGGACAACCTATACCTATTCCTATTCAACAGGTGGCTGGTCTTTCACCATTAGAAGTTCAAGCGCGTAA